TTTTTAGCGGCAGTAGAAAACGCAGCGAATTTTTAATTCCTAAACTGTTAGTTTTAGGAGATGTGATGAAAAATGTTGATGTTCAATATTATTTGAACGTTGGACTATTAGATTATTAAAATATTATGAGTTGGGAAGCTGGACATCAAAAACTACACAATAAATTCAGAGGAATTAATGAAGAAATTCTAAATACCAAAGGATTTATTGACGAGAGAAAATCTAAAATTTTATTATATAAATTTTTAAAAGAAAATCCCTCGTTCACTTCCGAATTCATGACAGGAGTCTCTTTGTTTCCTTTTCAACACATGGCTATTAAAGCGATGATGGACTCTGATTACTTTTTGGGCATTTGGTGTCTAGATGAAAACGAATACGTTTTAACAGAAAGTGGTTTCAAGAAAATTAAAGATGTGAATGTTGGAGAACGAGTAAGATCTAGAAATAAATTAAATCTAGTTACTGATAAAAAATTCAATGCTCCAAATGAAAAAGGATTATATATTAAAACATTTTCTGGCGATTCTTTTAAGGCAAAGCTTGGTCATAAAACTTTAATTTATAATAGTTTAACTTTAGATTTAGAATTTAAAGAGATTGAAACTTTAAGTACTGAAGATTTCTTACCAATTAAACTTGGCATGAACTGTTGGGGAGACGCTCAATTAGTGGAGAACTCTCCAAAGATGAACATTGAAGATTGTGATTATTGGTATTTTTTATTAGGATACATGATTGGAGATGGATATTTTGATGACTATACTATGCATTGGTGCTCCGAAGATTCTAAAGTTATTGACATGACAATAGCTAAAGCTAAAGAGTATTTTCCTAAAAATAAAATTATTTGCCGCTCAAGAGCTGATAATGGATTTTTAGAAATGGGAATTTCTAGTAAAGACTTAATTGATTGGTTAAAATCTATTGGATTCGACAGATCCTTAAAAGCAAAAAATAAAATTATACCAGATTCTATCTTGCAAATTAATGAGCAAAAAATGGCAGCTTTAATTAGCGGAATTTTTAGTGCAGATGGATATTGCAGCATTTTAAAAGACAAGAGATACTCTAATTCAAAAACAGTTAAATTAGGATTAAAGAATACATCTATTGAATTGTTGAGGCAGGTGAAAATGCTCCTTAATAATTTTGGAGTAGAATCTTCTATTAGATATAGCGGATCTCATAAAGATGTTCCATACTATGATTTAAAAATACCTAAAAGTGGACATCAAAAATTTAGCGATAGAATTGGATTCATTTCAGATCATAAACAAGATAATTTATTAGAAGTTTTAAATCTTCCAAGTAGAAAATATCAAATAAATTTAGTACCAAATTTAGGAACTTATCTAAAGAAAAAATATAAAACGTGGCAAAAATTATTTGGAGAGAGAGGAAACTTTGGAAAAGACATGTGTTTAGACTCTGCCTTATCAGCAAAATTTTTAGATGAAAAAGATAGACAGGCTCTTTTAGTTTTAAAAAATGAAAATATTTATTTTTCAAAAATTGAAACTATAACTTCCATCGAAACTTCCACAGTAGACATTACAGTTGATTCCGAAGAGAATTACGTGGGCAACGGCATTGTGCATCATAATTCACGCGGCATGAGTAAAAGCTTCTCTACAGCAGTGTTTGCCATCTTAGATGCGACGTTAAATCAAGGAGTTCACATTGGAATTATTAGTAAATCATTTCGTCAGTCGAAAATGATTTTTAGAAAAATTGAAGAAATCTCTCGAAGTCCAAAAGCTGGATTTTTAGCTCAATGCATCACTAGAATTTCCAAAACAAATGATGAATGGATTATTGAAATTGGAAGAAGCAGAATCACTGCTTTGCCACTGGGAGATGGTGAAAAATTAAGAGGTTTTCGCTTTCAAAGAATGATTATTGATGAGCTTCTTTTGATGCCCGAAAAGATTTTGAATGAAGTTATTCTTCCATTCTTATCTGTGGTGGAAAATCCCACAGAAAGACAGCAGCTTCACGATTTAGAGAGCAAATTAATAGCCAAGGGAGAAATGATAGAAGAAGATCGCTATCGCTGGCCAAGCAATAAGATTATTGGTTTGTCATCAGCAAGCTACAAGTTTGAATACTTATATAAGTTGTATCAAGAGTACGAAAGACTCATTATGCATCCAGATCGACAAGATGGCGCTCACAGAGTGATCATGCATTTTAGTTACGACTGCGCTCCTCAACAATTGTATGATCAAAACTTGCTCAGCCAAGCAAAAGCCACAATGAGTCAGTCTCAATTTGAGCGAGAATTTGGCAGTGTGTTTACAGACGACAGTTCGGGGTATTTTAAAGTTAGTAAAATGGCTTTATGCACAGTAGTTGATGGAGAGGGGCAAAGTGTAGAAATTATGGGAGAATCCAAAGCTGAATACATTGCTAGTTTTGACCCTTCATGGTCAGAGAGTGATGGATCAGATGATTTTGCCATTCAATTAATCAAATTAAATCCATCTAAAAAAGGAGGAACCGTGGTTCACTCTTATGCTATGGCAGGAACCAACTTGAAAAAGCACATCGAGTATTTTCACTATTTATTAAGTAATTTTAATATTATAGCTGTTGTGGGAGACTACAATGGAGGCGTTCAATTTTTGAGCGCATGTAATGAGAGCGAAGTTTTTAAAAGAGACGGTTTAAAACTAGACACTTTTGATTTTGATTTTGACAATATAGCAGATTACGACAAATCTTTGCGCGAGGCTAGAAGTCAATACAATTTAACAACCAAAAGGATAGTTCACTTGAGAAAGCCTAGTTCTTTTTGGATTAGATATGCTAATGAATTGCTTCAGGGTTCTTTTGATCATAGAAGAATTTGGTTCGCGGGCATGGCAATTGATGATGACTATTCTAGGCAAAAAACTGCTAAGATTAGCATTGATGATATCAAGTATAGCAAAATTGAAGAGGACTTATCGTCTGGGGCTAAGTTGATTGATTTTATTGAGCATCAGAAAGACATGATTGAACTAATCAAAGTTCAATGCGCTCTTGTGCAAGTAACAACCTCTACTCAAGGAACTCAAAGTTTTGATTTACCCTCAAATCTAAAAAAACAAAAAGGCGCAAACAGAGCGCGAAAGGATTCTTACTCTGCTTTAGTGTTGGGTAACTGGATGATGCACATGTATTATGACATGATGGCAGTAGAAGCTGCTGCTGCTCCAATTGGATTCACACCAATGTTTATTTGTTGACTTTAAACTTTTAAAGTTGACTTTTACTATTTTAGTGTAAATCCAAATGAAAATATGGAAAAAAGAGCATATACTAAAAAGTCTGATTACTGGTCTAATTTTACTAAACCATCTGTAGAGGCAATTCCACCACAAATGGGCAATTTTTCTCCAGAATTATCTGGTGATCCTTTTTATGTTTCACAGTCTTCTTTTAAATCTTCATCCAACGCAGCTTACTCTCGCAAAGCAGCATCTGTAACTAGCAGCAGAAAGAACGCTTCAGCCTTTGCTCCAACACTAGATCGTTACGGCAGCATTCGCAACGGATTGCTGCCTTATGATTATGCTATCGATGGAGTTAATGTTAGAGAAGCAATCGAATTGTGTCAAAAAGCTTACGCTAACGTTTCTGTTTTTCGCAATGCTATTGACGTTATGTCTGAGTTTGCCAATACTGAAATTTACTTAGAGGGTGGAAATAAAAAGAGTCGTGATTTTTTCACTGAGTGGTTTAAACGCATTAAAATTTGGAACTTGAAAGATCAGTACTTTAGAGAGTATTACAGAGGAGGAAATATTTTCTTGTACAGAGTTGATGGCAAATTTAAAGCTGATGATTTTGCTCTTTTAGTAAAGCAACTTGGCGAAGTGTCCAAAATTAACAATTCTATTCCTGTTAAATATATTTTACTCAATCCTTTTGACGTTGTTGCCAAGAGAAGCTCTAGTTTTGCAGTTGGACTCTACGAAAAAATTCTTTCAGAGTACGAACTCTCTCGCCTTCAAACTCCTGTTACTGAAGAGGACAGAGATATTTTAAATGGTCTACCACCAAAGGTGAGAGAGCAGATTAAAATAGGAACTTACTTTACGGATGGCTTGAAAATTGAACTTGATCCATCTAAATTAAGTTATTCATTCTATAAAAAGCAAGACTACGAACCGTTTGCAGTTCCATTTGGATTTTCAGTGTTAGAAGACATCAACGCTAAATTAGAGTTGAAGAAAATGGATCAAGCAATTACTCGCACTGTCGAGAATGTTATTCTGCTCATTACAATGGGTACAGATCCAGACAAGGGCGGCATTAATGCTAATAATTTGCAAGCTATGCAAGGCTTGTTTAGAAATGAGAGTGTTGGCAGAGTTTTAGTTTCAGACTATACTACAAAAGCGGATTTTATTCTTCCAGATCTAAACAAAGTTCTTGGTTCTGAAAAATACAAAGTGTTAAATGAAGACATTAAGCAAGGGTTGCAAAACATCATTGTTGGCGAGGAAAAATATAGTGCCACAGAAGTTAAAGCTCAGATTTTTGTTGATCGTTTAAAAGAATCTCGCAACGCTTTCTTGAACGACTTTTTGCAAGTTGAGATTAAACGCATAGCTAAAAATCTTGGCTTTAGATCTTATCCCACAGCACACTTCAGAGACATTGACATTAGAGATCAAACTCAACTCATGAGAGTTTCTAGTCGTTTAATGGAGCTTGGCATTCTCACTCCTCAACAAGGCATGGAAATGTTCCAAACTGGCAAATTTCCAAAACCAGAAGACATTGCTCCAGCTCAGTCTGCTTATATCAACGAGAGAAAAGATGGATACTACAATCCTATTGTTGGTGGTATTCCTTTCATCGCTCCTCCAACTCCAGAAGGCGGCAAAATCAATGCTACTAACAAAGTGCCTGGACGACCACAGGGAACAACTGGCATTCCCATTGTTAAAGCTGAATACTCTGTTAAAAACATTCACTCTACCATTAAAAAAATGGAGCAAATGAGAGCTTTGGCAGATGCCTCTCTCAAAAAGAAATTTAAAATTAAAACTCTTTCAGAACAGCAGTCTAACATCCTAGATCAACTGTGCGAGAAAGTTATTGTTTCTAAAGATGCAGAAAATTGGGCATCTTGTGCTAGTTCTTGTGTAAACGACTTTGAACAAATTTCTCTTTTGCAACCAAAAGAGGAAATCTTATCCATTTTGGCGGAGCATCAACTAGAAGACGACTTATCCGCAGCAATCCTTTACCACTCAAACCAAATCAATGAAAATTAACTTAGGCGACATCAAAGTTCCATTAGAAAAAACTGTTGAATTTAAAAATGGAGAATATGAAATTTCTCTTTCTAAAATGAAACCAAAGCAAGAGTATCTTTACAAGAGCTTTATGAGTCTTTGCGCTGCAAATGAAGAAGATCTTGTGAACACTGCTGGAATGAGCAAAGAGGCTACCATGTCTACATGCGCTATGCAATTCGACAAGATGAAAAAGATGATGATGGAAAAGAGCACTTCTGGAGAACTCACTCCAGGCCAAAAGAAACTTCCTCCTGCACTTCAAAAAGCTATTTTGAAAAAAATGGACAGTCCAGATGACTCTGATGAGCATGAAAATGAAGAGAGTGACGAAATGGAAAAAACAGAAGAAGGAAAGTAATCATTAATGAAGCAATATAAATATACGAGTTCATTTTCATCGCCAATTCGCTTTTGCGCATTGGGCGACGAGTCGTTTATTTCTAAAGCTTCACTTGAAAATTTAAAACCTCTTATTCCTCAAGAAATTAATTTTTCTGAGAATATTGATTTGTTGGGAGTAGCATTTAATGCTGCTGTTGTTAATAAATTTAATAAAAATGACGATGGAATGGATGCTGTTACAGCATCTCAAGTTGTTAAAAACTTTATTCACAAACCAACGAACATTGAGCATGATAAGAGTCAAATTGTTGGACACATTGTTTCTGCTGGCTTTAGCGAATATGGTCAAGACAGCGCTTTAATCTCCTTAGACACTGTAGCATCTAGAACAGATGCTTTTAACATTTCTTTGGGAGCTGTTGTTTATAAATATGCTAACAAAGATTTTGCTAGCATGATTCAAAGATCAGTAGATCCAACTGATACTATGTATCAACACATTTCTACTAGTTGGGAGATTGGTTTTAATGATTTTACAATTGCAGTTGGTGGTGAGGACTTCGCAGATTGTGAATTAATCACTAATCCAAAACACTTTGAAGAAATGAAAGCTAAACTCAAAGCTTATGGCGGACCTGGCAGATTGAGTGACGGTTCTAAAGTTTATCGCATTTTAAAAGGAGAAGTTTTCCCACTAGGAATTGGATTCACAACAAATCCAGCAGCAGATGTCAAAGGTTTGTTCTCAGATCAATCCGAATTCAATGCGTTTCCAGTTCAAGAAAAAAAATCAATTTTCAATATGAAGCATCCGCTCTTCAATGAAAAAAATAAATCTAAAATTTCACAAGATAAAATTCTTGCTGTAAATAACACAAAAATAAAGACTATGGAAGTAGAAAAAATTCTCTTAGAGTTAAAAGATGTTCTTTTGGAAAAGAAATTTTCCGAAGAAGCCGTGGCTAATATGACTAACACATTCGCTGATGCTATCAAGCAGAAAGATGCTGAATACAAAGAGTCTTTGGTTGCCGCTTCAAAAGAAAAAGAAGCATTGGCCGCTGAGCGTGAAGCTCTCAAAGCTTCCATGGCTGAAATTCGTGAACAGCTTGAAGTTTCCAGTCAAAAGCTTGCTGAATTTGAAGCTTTTAAGAAAATTGAAGAGGGCTTAGCCCGATTCAATTCTCGCATGGACACTGTTGATCAAAGCTACGAATTAGATGCTGAAGATCGACAATTTTTAGTTCAAGAACTCAAGTCTTTGGATGAAACAGAAGAGAGCTTCGCTTCATTCCAAGGCAAATTAGCAGTTGTGTGGAAACACAAAAATAAAGAAGCTAAAGCTTCTATTGACAAGAGCATTCAAGACAAAATTGATGCTGAAGTTGAAAAGAAAATCGCTAAACTCAAATTATCAAAAGCTTCTGAAGAAAAAGAAGCTGAAAAAGAACCAGAAGAGTCTGATTCAATTCCTGATGCTATTGAAAATGCTGAAGCTTCTGAAGCTGGCATTTCTAGCTCAAATGAAACATCTTCTCGTTCCGAACCATCTCTGCGCGATAAATTCGCAGCAGCTTTTAACCGTAACAACATTATCATTTCCTAATTAAAAAAATATATGGCACTCCGAATCTTACCATTTAGACAATATCACGAATCTAACGTTATTAACATGTTTGCACTTGATGCAGCATATGTTGGCGAAAGCACAACTGGAACTACTAACGGAGACGCTGGCGTTTTCGTTACTATGAGTTCTGGCAATTTAAACCTTGATACTATCACATTTGATAACACTTATGCATCGTATTTAGGTAAAACAGACTATGCTTTTGTTGGAAGTAATTCCTATCCAAGAGTCACTCTCTCTGTTAAACCAGCAACATCTGGAGACTCTCTTCTTGGACTCACTCTTAATCAGACTGCTAAAACTGATGAAAATGGAGAAAAACTTCTCTATTATCCTCAGAAAGCTGCTGAGTTACAAGCTGTTCTTCCAGGACAAGCTGTTCCAGTTGCTTGCAAAGGATTTTTCACTATCACTGATGCCGCTTATGTTGGCGCTATTGGTATTGGTAGTGGATTAAAGCTTCCTAGTGGAGTTAGTGGAAAACTCACTGGTTGTGCAATCACCGATCCTACTCGCGTGGCATTTGTCATGGCAACAGGATCTCGTACACCTTCAACATCAATTCCCGATCAATTCGCAGGAACAGGAACTAGCGCATACGCTATCATTGCTCTCGGAATCTAATCTTAACCCTTTTAAAATATAATGAAAATTACACTCAAAAGAACTCCTGAGCAAATCGAGTTAATCAAGGCTATGGCCTCAAAAAACCGCGCTGTTGCATCAGAAGCACAAACAGCTCTCGCTGAATTTATTGGTCCAGTTTTAGCTGAAGTTATCAACAACGCTCCAACACTTAGTAACTTGTTTACAGTGTTCCAGTTCAACAAGGATGATAATCCTAGCATTCCTCTCGACCTCTACTATGATATCTCTGCTGAAGATTATATCACTGTTTACAGTCAGAGCGTTGCTGGTGGTCTTCCCCAGAACCAAGTGCTCCCAACTGTGAGCGAAATGAAAATTGCTACCTATTCCCTCGACTCTGCACTCAGCTTTGATAAGCGTTATGCATCTAAGAGTCGCATGGATGTGATTAGCAAAACCTTCACTCGCATGGCTCAAGAAATTCTCTTCAAACAAGAGAAAACCTCTGCCAACTTGCTTCTCGCAGCTTTGGCTGGAGCAACAACCAACGGTAAACGTCACGTTCAACGCGCTACAAGCAATGGGCGCTTCCTCTTGGCTGACCTCAACGAACTCTTCACTCTCGCCAAGAGAATCAACACATCATGGCTCAAAGGCACTCCAGAGAGCCGCAGTGGCCGTGGCATCACCGACATCATTGTTTCCCCAGAAGTTGTTCAAGAGCTTCGCGCAATGGCTTACAATCCTATCAACACAAAAGGAAGTCCTGCTGGCGGAACCCCTACTGATGGCATTACTGCTCCAGATGACATGAGAACAGCAATCTATAACAGCGCTGGTATTCCAGAGTTTTATGGAGTTTCAATCATGGAAATTAATGAGCTTGGCCGTAATCAGCGCTTTAACACCATCTTTGATAACGTTGCTGGAGCCACAAGCTTCTTTAATGCTTCTAGCACAATCAGCGGAGCATTTGATGGCGCTAATGACGAAATCATCATCGGTATTGATCGTGGTCGCGAGTCTCTCATTCGCGCAGTTGCTACAGACTCTGATACAGGCTCTGAGTTCAGCCTCATCGCTGATGACCAGTACTCAATCCGTCAGAACAAGATTGGATACTTTGGTAGCCTTGAAGAAGGTCGCATGGTGCTTGACACTCGCGCCCTTGTTGGTAAGATCGTCTCTGGATTAGCATAAGCTAGTCTTTCTTAAACTGAGCCGCCCTGAAAGGGGCGGCTCTTTTTATTTAAAAACGCTATATTTAATTTATAATATAGTATGAGCAACACAAATCAAATGGAAACTGCCAACGGAGTAACCTCTAGTTATGAATCTAATCCACATTCCAGCCGCACACTGATTGAAGAAATCAACGAAATGAGAGCTTCAAATTCCACAAACACTCCAGAATTTGTAGCTAAAATGAGAGAGTTAGAAATCCTATTAGGAGTATCTCAGATTAGCCCATTCGGAACTAATGAACTAGAAGTATTTCAAGAGTCCTTGGCTGGCATGAGCTTATCAGAAATTCAAAAACTTGCTCAAAAAGTTGGACTCAATCCTTTTCACGATTATCCCACTCTAAAGAAAAACTTATTAAAAGAATTCTCTGCTTCCACGCGCAATAGCCGCAGAAACATCATGCCAACTTCTATGAATAGCTTTGTAATGGACCCTAATAATCCTGAACATAAACACTTAATGAAAATTATCAATGACATTTAGTGTAAAATGTTTATATGAGCGCTATTAGTGATTTAAGTTCTGGCATTTTTCAAACTGAATTTGATGGAGATTCTGGCATTGTTCCAGAGTCTTACATCACCTCTTGGCTAAATGAGAATCTTGGACAATTAAATACACTTATTAATACATCGTATAGTGGTAGCGGAGCGCTCTTGGATTTAGAGTCTAGCGCCATTTATAAAGAGATGTATCTCTGTAGTTATTACAATAAACAATCTCGTAATGCTCTCAGAGGCATACTTTCAGCATCTAATGGAGGAGATGTTTTGAGTTTACGAGATGGCAATAGCTCAGTATCATTCACTAATAAAAACGAAGTAGCAAAAGTCTACAAGTCCATGGCAACAGATTGCCAAGCTAAAATTGATTCTATGAGTCACAAATATAACATGTATCAATCTGAGCCACTTCAATTAGGCGGAATTGAAACAGATATAAACTAAAATTTTTCAGCTGTGATAATATAAAAAAAGGAGCATGGTTTCCCATGCTCCTTTTTTATTTAAGCGGTTAAGCGAAGATTGTTCCAGTGGAAATACCACTCATGAAAACTCCTCGCGTAGTATCATTCAAGCTGCTGTACTGAGTAGAGAAAACAAGATCAACAGTTTTATTTGCGCCAATGCTACTAGAGAATGATTCGCTGTCTAAGCGGCATTTTTTAAGAGTATAAATTACTGCTGCACCACCAGTTGGGGCGTTAATAGTAAGGGTAATATCTTTTTCATAAGTTAAATCAAGAACTGCGGCAAGATTTTCAGCAGTCATTTCATTAACGATAGCGGAAACTGAAAGCGTAGCACTTGCTGGCAAGTCTAATGGTCTGCTGAATGCAAATCTACTTCCAAGGCGCTGAATTGGAGTTCTAGAGAGAGGAATAGCTAACGCAGCACTCTGAATATGAATAGCGTCTGTTCCACTTACTTTAGAGAAAACTCCACTTCCAACATCATCAAAAAGTGATAAGTTTAATGTGATGTCTCCAGGGCGAAGAGCGGTGATTCCAGCTATTCCCAAGGAGCTTTTGCCACTTGGAAGAAGAACTCCAGTTCCAGAGAATGAAATTCCACTTTCTGGTTGAACAGCTGCATTTTGCAATCCACTCCAACCACCAGAAAGTGGGGTTACTCCAGTAACAGCATTCATATTGGCACCTTCAAATGAAACTGATACTGTTGGGAGGTTACCAACTGATGCATCAAGACTATAATTAGTAATATAAGCATTACCAATGCCAACAGCATTTTTAATGTAGTTTCCAGCTCCAGTCACATCTCCAGTAGTATTATTAACATCATTTCCTTCTGTAGATGTTAAGATGTAGAAATTTTGTCCACTAAAGTCTGCAATCATGTGTCCAGAAAGAAATGTTCTTTCTCCAGTCATTCCAACTCCACCATTTCTAACGTGGAAATTCATAGCTCTTTCATTAGCTCCATCTGTTAAATAATAAGTAAAGTCAAGATTAACAGTTGGCGGCTCAAGAGTCACATATCCAATGCGTCCAAGTTCACCAAATTGATTGATGTCTTGACGATTGATAGTGAAACTGTAGTTTGCGCTTTGAACGCGATCAAGTTGAACGTGAGCGCCGCTCACAGATCCAGTGATATTTTTGCTGACGTATAATGCGTCTGATTGATAAATTACTCGATTTCTAGCCATGGTAGTTAAATAGGTTTAGTTGGGGTTCGTTTTATTTACAGTTTTTCCCTATTAAAGAGAATTTTTTTTATTGTCTTGAATATCTTTGTTGGTGTATTTCAAAGTCTAAAAATCCAACATACAAGTTATCTGTTAAAGTTGTTCTAGCCTTATCGGTTAATTTGGAAGCATTTACGCTGTTAATAAAAAATGAAGTATTAGAAGCGTAAGTTGACTTTAAATTTGCATAAGAATAAGATCCATTTTTTAAATCTCCATACTCTGTTTGAGGGTGACCAGAAAAGGGAACGTTGCAAATATTCTCATTATATGAATCTGCAAAAATAGATAGAACTCCATCTAACTGATAAGCATTTTCAGCTAAAATTACAGCTTTCATATTAATTTTAGTAGTATCCATGCCGCCAAATGCAAATCCATCATTCTTCATAGAATCACTAGACAAGAAAATAGCAGGCACTACTTGATCATATGGTGAAATATAGCTTTCATCAGGACTAGAGATTCGAGAGTTTTGAATATACTTTCTCTCCACAATCAAATCATCCTCAGAGTCATTAGTAAAATAAACATTAAAATCTTTTACGGAGAATGATCCTGTAATTGGAGCGGATGCAGCAACTCCGCTAGCTAAAACTCTTCCATTTTCAAAATCAATGATTAAAGAATTGCTTCTTGGAACGAAAGATCCGCTGATATGAACCCCACTAGGAACCACAGCATTAGCTATAGAAGAATCTGTGACCCACTGCTTGTAAGCGCTACCATATGGTTTATATCTAGAATCTAAGCGATCATCAGTATAATTAAAAAACTTTCCAGTTTGATTGGAAAATGCTTCTCCTTTGCGTAACAAGAAATTGTCAAACCATAGTAAAAAAGAAGTCGTGGCTCTGTGTTGGAATTGTTCTATCATTTTAATTGAGCGAATAAGTTAGTGTATTTATTAATCAAAAGAGAAATGTATTGTTGATTTTTAAATCTTCTAGTATTAGCTTTTACACTAGTTTGTATTCCTTCGCCAGATCTACTATTTTTACTTTTTAATTTTAAATAAAATCCTAGTCCAGAGATTCCACTTTCGATTCCTTTGGCCCAACTTCTACCAGAGGCCCATGGCATGGGAGTAACCTCAAAAATCTCCTTAGCTGTTGGAAGTAGTATTGAGAATTTAACTCCAGAAGCAATCTCTCCAGAGTATATAAAGTTTGTTGCTTGTAGCTGTTCTAAAATTGGTTTGAGAGGTTCATCATCCTCTTCAAATCCAATGAATGAAAATAAATTTCCATATCCCCCAAGAGAACCGCTCGAATTTGATGCTTCTGGACCACCTGAAATTTCTTGAGAAACTGGGTGATTCAAAAACTCATTAATCATTTGATTTTTTAAAGTTTCAAATCTTTTTTGAAGAGCTTGCTCAAAAGGAACTCGTAAAAGTTTTGGAGTTTGAGCATCTATAATGCTCTGTACGTCTTTGGGAAGTTTCATAATCAAGAATCAATTGGACTCAAGTAAAACTCATAATATAAATTATCAAACAAACAAATTGGAGTCCATTCGCTTTTAATAGCAAATATTTTACCATCGAATTCTACTCGACGAGCTTCTCTTATAAATTCAGCGCCTGCAAAATCTACAATAATTTTAACAGAGCCTTGTGGCAGTATAATTTTACTAGCTGGAGCGTTGGAATCTGATAAGATTTCTTCTTTTAAATTGGTATAGTAAATTCTTGCTTGAATGGTTTGACTAACTTCCTGATTTACAATGCTAGTAGTTTTACCAGCGTTGCCATAAATGCCATTAAATTTAGCGTTAGATGTTGACACTGATTTTTGAGCATTTTTATAAACAACAATTGCTCTTGAAAAAGTATCATGAAGATTAACATAAATACTATTGATTGCTGTTTGTTTTGATGCGTTAAGTAAACTAGCCATATTGAAATTTACACTTTAAAAAGTATTATATATAAAGGTATACGGATGAATGCTAAAAATTCTTTAGAAGAAAGGTGTAAACGGTCAATGTCTAGCTTATTTAAGGATATGCTAGTTATCATTGAGGATTTAAAGTTTGAACATGACTCTCAATTTAGGAAAATTTTAGATGTTTTACCAACTGAGCATCATAACTTAATTTATGCAGCAAATTATTTAACAGATGAAAAGTCAGTTAGATTGAGAAAACGAATTTTAGACATTGGAAATGAAGCTATCAGAGATTTTTCTGATGAATTTGAAAAATATACTGTAACTTTTGTATTTAAAAATTAAAATATATTAAGGCATATGGAATTTAAAGAACTATACAATTTTACAGTAGATAAAGAAGTGGAAAAAGTAATCGAGTCTTCTAAGAAAGATAAGAAAACTGGTGAAGAAACTATCACTAAAAAAACAGTTAAAGAAAAGGTGCCAGTAGTTATTAAACTAAAACGCCCCTCGCGCAGAGAGCTTGAAGAGGCTGAGTTAGAGTTTAGTGTTGAGATGAGTCGATGTGTCAAGAAAGGCATTTTGACAAAAGCTATGTTAGCCAAAAAGTACAGCGATACTGGCGGCTTAATGAGTGAAGATGATGCTCAGTCCTTAGTGGATTCTTACAAAAAGATTTTTGATTTACAAAATGAATACTCTCGTCTAGAAATTGTTCAAAATAAAACTGACAAACAAAAAGAAAGAGTAGAGGAAATTTCTACTGATCTTGTTAAAGTTCGCCGCCAAATTGTAGAGTTTGAAAGCAACTATCAATCTTTGTTTGATCATACAGCAGATGTTAGAGCGCAGAATCGACTCATTCTCTGGTATGTTATTATGCTCACTCATGTTCAAGAAGAGGGTGATGAAAATCCAAAGCCATTTTTTGGCAAGGGATCTTTTGAAGACAAGATGGAAGAGTACTACAAGAGAGAAGAGGGCGAAGATCCTTTGTACTTTTTGATTACTAAAAAGGCTGCAACAATTTTAGCATTTTGGTTCTTCAACCAAACATCTGACAAAGACTCTTTTGATGGATTGATGAAACGACTCGAAACTAATGAATTGTGAGCGAAGAAGAGTATATTTCTATAGTTGGAGAAATATTTGATGGCTATACAGAATTCGAGTACGCTGGAAGACCAGCGTACTTGAAGCATTTCTCAATTAGAGATCAGAGATATATTCATCGCTATTATGATAAATATAAAAACATTGCTTTACAAAAGGGAATACCAAGTGAAAAAGAAATTTTAGTTAGACTAAAAAATGACGACTTGTGGAGCGACTCTGATGATTTAAATATTGCTAATTTAGAGTTTGAAATTACTAAATTAAAAGAGTCTCAAAAAGCAGCTTACTTACCATCTCAAAAAAGTAATTTTAATAAAACTATTCTTGAGAAGAATTATGAATTAAGCAAATTGCTGTCCGCTAAAAAAGAAATTTCTGGTAATACAGCAGAGTCTTACGCTTCTACCAGAACAAATGAAGAGTTTATAAGATATATTTTATTCAAAGACGAAACTCTCAAGGAACATTTATTTTCGCAAGAAGAGTTTGACGATTTGGAAGATTATAATATAAATTATTTAGTTAAAATTTATTCAACTTCTAATGCTAGACTGAGCGAAGACAATATTCAACATTGTGTTTTGAGAGATTTCTTTAACATGTATCTTTCTCAAACAGAGCACTTGTCAGCATTTTATGGTAAGCCAATTATTCAATTATCAATCTTTCAATTAAAACTAGCTTTGTATGCTAGAGTATTTTTTAATATATTTCAATATAACGAAGATCTTCCAGACAATATTAAAAAAGATCCATCTGCAATTTTAAGATTCTCTGAAAGCAAAAAGACTGGCAAGCAGTCATCTCAAAGACAGTCTAGGGACTCTGAATCAACAGTAGTTTTTGGAGCTACAAAAGAAGATTTGAAGCAAATAGATCCTAATGCTCGAACTATTTCTTTAGAAGATGCTGTTAGGCAAAATGGCGGAAGTCTTAATATGGAACAAATGATGAAATTGATGGATGGTTAGGATTTTTTAGTGTAAAGTTCTTAAAGGAGCAAGGACAATGGCATTACAACTTCCAGTAGTACAAACAGGTTTAGAAGCAAGCATCCAAGCAGCAATGAAAAGCGCTGGTAAAAGTGCTGTAATTAATTTGGGCACTAGCGCCAAACAAATCTCTTCGCTATCTCAACCGCTGGGAAGAATCACTGGTCAAGCTGATCAATTCACAAAATCAATGGAAGCTGCGAATGCTCGCGTCTTTGCATTCGGAGCATCTGTTGGAATTATTAATAGCGTTAGTCAAGCTCTTAAGAGCGTTGTTCAAAATACAATTGAAGTTGAAAGTTCTTTAGCTAGTATTAACACTGCTTTAAATGAAAGTGGCGCTGGACTTCAAAAATTTGGAGATGGATTATTTAATATTGCTAAAAATACATCTCAAACCTTTAAGGATGTTGCTAATGGAGCATTAGAGTTATCTCGCCAAGGATTAGGAGCTGAAGAAGTTTTAAAGCGCTTGAGCGACGCTCTTATTTTAACTAGACTATCTGGTTTGAGTTCAGAAGATGCTGTTTCTGGTTTAACAGCAGCATTCAACTCTTTTAAAGAAACTGGAATAACAACTGCTCAAATTTTAAATAAACTTGTTGCAGTTTCTCAGGAATACGCTGTTTCTGAGCGAGATCTTATTGAAGGTATCAAGAGATCTGGCTCTACTGCTAAACAAGCTGGAGTTTCTTTTGATGAACTTGCTGGTTTAATTACTGCTGTTCAAGAAAAGACTTCTAGAGGTGGCGCAGTCATTGGTCAGTCATTCAAAACGATTTTTGCAGGACTTCAAAATACTAGCACAATTTCATATTTAAAAGATATTGGAATTCAAGTTACAGACTTGCAAGGAAAACTATTACCAGCATCTAAATTATTAGAAAATTTAGCAGCACAATTTGAATCTTTTTCTGCATTAGATCAGTCTGATATTTCTCAAAAATTAGGCGGAATTTATCAATTAAACAATTTATTAGCTGCTGTGCAAGATTTATCTAGCGCTCAGTCAGTTTATAGAAAAGCAATTGAAGTCTCAGCTAAAGTGAGTGACGAGGCTTATAAGAAAAACGCAGCTTTAAATCAAACTTTAGAAGCTATCATTAATAAAACACTTATTAGTGCTCAGCAACTTGGCGCGACTCTTGGCGAACTTGGCGTTACTGATAATTTAAAAAATATTCTTAATTTCTTTGGTGGTCTTTTGGATAGTGTTCAAAATTTATTAAGAGAAGATAGTGCTGTTGGCACATTTTTTAAAGGACTCGCTAAAGGAATTGGAGCAGTAATCTCTGGGCCAGGACTAGCACTGTTTGGAGCTATCATTCTCAAGTTGTCCAGGGATCTTGTTCAGTTTGGATTTTCTAGTTTAAAAAGTTTTTTTGGCATTGGTCAAGCTGCTAAACAAATTGCAGATGTTGAAAAGTCTGTTGCTCAAGCACTGTCTACAAATGTTTCTTTACAACAGAGATTGTTGGGTCTTGAGGGAAATCGCGCAGCTCAATTAAAAATTATTAGCGCTGAGATTATTAATCAGGAGGCTATGCTTAGAAGAATTGCTAGCACATCTGCTGCAATTGCTCCTGGTTTATACGGCAG